CTTCCAAATCCCAAATCCTATGAACTAGTCTATCATCGTCTACGGAATGACCGTCTTCCGGATACATTCCATTATCCATGTCGGTTCTTACGATTACGCCTGCTTCTGTATGTATGGCGACTTTAGGGTGCATCTTATATCTCTCCAATTAATAAATTTTATTGTGGGTCGTATGTGCCCAATGTTTTTCTTCCGGCAAATGTCGGTGACAGTGCTTGAGGGTATGTCCAATTTGGCGAACTGTAAGGATTATTCATTTCTGAAAAATGGTAAACCCCACCATTAGATGATGGTGACGCGGTTATTATTCCAGAAACTCCAGTACTGCCATATGAACCATAAATTGTTTGACTAGTATTAGCAGTTGTCCACAGAAACCCATATTTACGTGTTCCACCAGTCCACGAACTCCATTCTAGAGGGTATGCAAAATAGAAATCGTCTCCGGTGGAACCACTTCTATCAGCACCATTCCAACCTTGTGCTAATCTACTACCATGGCCGTATAGTCCCGAATATGCTTGAGTAGGGTCTATCTGGACTTCACCTTCACTCGAACGGAACATTCTACTATCAAAGGTTATTCCTCCAGCATAAGCACTGCACTGTAGACCATAGGTGTCATAACTAATTCCATCGTCACTGGTCTTTAACACAACATAATTGACTCCAGTAACCTGGCCACTACCCGTATTAAGACTAGAACCGCCCACATGTTCTTTCTGGAATTCCCACGTAATATTATCACCCGAACGGGTCTTCACCGCAGTAACTAGGATATTAGCAGAACCACTTGTTGGTCTGGTTAAATTAATCATCAACAGGTCACTAACTTTAGTGGTTATAGTGGAACCGAAAGAAAGAGTGCCCTTACTTGATTGGTAAGTGCCTGTTCCAACATTTCGACTATCAAAGAGAACTGCTTCGTTACCGTTTCGCGTTCCTGTAACCTGTAATCCGTAATCTGCCATTTTAATTTAACCTAATCGCAACGTAACCAAAAAAGTTGGTAGATCCAGAAACGTTTTTTATAGTGAATGAAGTGCTGGTCTTAGTGATCGTAAATGCTCTTTCAATATTAACGGTTGGGCCAATAGCATAAACGTAGTCAAACCCTGTAGGGACGCTAATCGTCTCAGAGGCCTGATTGCCTAGGAACACAGTTCCGGAAGAACATACCTTGACATAAGAATCCATATTCTCTGAGTCGAAAGCAATATATCCAGCTGCTGTCCAAATTTTTAAACCGTAAGCCATTTATAACTCCGTTAAAGGGACTCTTGTATTATGCAGTCTATTCTGCCCCTGTAAATTTTCTATTTCTTTTAGAAGAGATTTCATCCAAGAGATGAATCCCTTTCCTCTGTCACGACCACTTTCCTTTACAGCAATACCCGATATTCGCAAATCGTAGATATATGTAGGATGTGTTTCGTCATGGGCAACCATCTTCAGTTCGCCTCTGTCGTGAGCATCTTTTAACTCTAAGTATTGAAAAGTGTCCTCTCCAACTACTAAATTTTTAAATCTGTATGGTAATACCTTTCTGGACATAAACACTAGTCTAGTGCTCAATTCGTCTATACCCATTCCATATTTAAGAAGAGTTACATATCGTTTAAAATCCTCGACCTCATCTTCAGATACTTCGGGCATGTTGTCTGTCAACAAATCCCCTTGAGCTAGTAAGTCCCAGTCAACCACAACAGCCCCCTGAGTATATTTAGACGTTAATTTGGACATGTCCTCATTCGGTCTACTGGGGTCTTGACTTTTTGCGGTATTATCCTGTTCTACGGAAGTTATGCTTATTTGATTAAACAATACAACCGCATCTGGAATATCTTTCTTTTCCATGAGTCTCTGGTAACACTTAACTCCCCTCGGCGTTAAGAAGTCATCACCGTCAATCAATACTGCATGTGATACACCGTCTTCATCAAACTGGTCTAGAAAACTGTTCTTACCAGTGGTTGCGGTACCATCACTCTGTGTCACATAATAACGAATATCATTTTCGGTACAATACGATTGCGCTTGTTCTCGAAACGAGTCATCTAGAGTATTTATTATTACTGTGGTTTTATTCTTTGGTAATGTCTTAAACTGTCGCTGTAGTGCATAAATGTTGTGACTAGACAAAACATAAAACATATATTAACTCAATCTACCTAATTTAACCCGTATATTATTACTCTCAAATATTGAAATAACATCATTTGTTATCTCCATATGAGAACCCGTTTCATTCGTACCTATATCTAGTTGTCCAGTAACTGTTGCATTTGACAACCGGACTTCGTTACCAGAAACAGTAAACGGTTGAATCTCATTATTAGAGGCATTAATTATTTTGAATGTGTCTGCGGTTATCGCAAAGTTTGCAGTGCTCCCGTTATTGTCTAAACGAATTCCTGCGATGTGATTGTTGACATTTAGGTCAAGTGCATAAACTGCACTAGCGCCAGAACTATTTGCAAGAGTGGTCAAAGATTGATTGACACTAGCAAAGTTGCTATCGACACTGGACGTTAATGCTGTTATGTCGTTCGCCTGAGAGGTCACTCGGCCGTCTATTAATGCGACAGTCGCTGACAGTGCACTACGTGCGTTTGCTTCTGCCTGAATCTCCGCACCTGTGGTACTATCAAGAGCAGTAAGTGCAGCATCCAATGAAGTAATCTTAGCCGCTTCCAGTGTCATCTTATCACTATCAGCATCAAGTCTGAGGGTCAACTCATCCAGTGCACCACCGATTGCCTCAGTAACCTGTTCTGGGGTAAGGTCGATTCCATCTGTGATTAGTTGGTTGAGGTCTATGTTTAACTGCGTCACGTCCCCTACGACAGCGGACAACCCATTAGAGTTTGCAGTCACAGTAGAGGTCAATGCACTTACGGCATTAGTCTGGATATCGATTCGGTCATTGGTCGCAGAATCTAAAAGAAGTAAACTTGCATTTACACTGTCTATGTTGCCTGCAAATACACTAACACTACTATCTGTTGCATCGATACGTGAAACTAGACTGGTGTTTGCATTCGCAATAGCATTTGCAAGTAAGTCAGAATCGATACCACCTAGAACAACGCCTTCAAGTTGCGCTCGAGTTTCAGCCTGTTGAGTTGCGAGAACAGTGATTCCACTATCGGTCTGAGTGATACTTGCATGTAATGTCAATAGTGAGGCTGCGTTCGCTGCAATACCTGCTTCAACATCAGTTAGGTCAACGTTAGTAGTTAGAGTGAATTGACTCAAATATTCTTGGTTAACTACATTGGTGATATTTGCAGAATCGAGACCACCACCAAAAGCTCCTGTTGCTACCAACTCGAAGTTTTCATTAATCTTATCGAATGCCGCATTGACATTATCCGCAAGATTGACTAATTGTATGTTACCTGTGCTCATCTTTATCCTCTACTAAACGAAAAAGCAATTCTTTTATTTGATTCATATCAGTTCTTAGAGCGTCAACTTCGCTAGTTAGATTGATGATATGGGCTTCTTTTTGTTGCGTTACTATTTTTAGTTTTCTTGCTCTTTCTATTTCGTTTCTATTGGTATTTAGGATAGCACCAGTTCGTCTATCCCTCACTAAATTACTATGTCCACTGACTCGTTGATGTCTGTCCATTATACCACCAGAGCAATCACTCGAAGGTCTCTAATGATAGGAGACTTACTTGAGTTGGTAGACTTCATCTCAATCTTCACTTGGAATACCGAGAACAAGTCAGCGTCAACTGTATACTCGTAATCGCGGAACACTTCAGGGTCTTCGTCAGAAGGGATTATTTTATCCGTAGGTACTAATACCCAATCAATTACAGAGTCACCTTCAGAATCAACCTGATTCAAACTATCTTCATCAGCTGCAGTTCTAATATAAACGTCAAACTCTGATGTTGAAGGTCGGTTCGCTGCAAATATAATCTTCAGACCCACCGAGGATTCGTCAACCACTGTAGGTGTAGTTATATGTTGTGCAGAATCATCGAGTCCGATAACATTCTCAAGAGTAAGAACCGAAGTCCTTTGTAGGTCAACAATCGGAGAGACCTTAGAGTCTTGGGTAGCCAAAGTGATAGAAAGTGACAAGTTAGGAGATGTCCCCGCATTGTCTTCTGTCGATACAACCTTCGGGGTGGTGTTGATATTAATATCATTCAAGAAAACTAATTGGTTTCCTGTACTGTTGTACAGGTTACTTGGAGTTCCAGAAGAACGACCACTTCCGTATGATGAACCTTCTGTAGTACTTCCTTGGGCAACAACGGTTGTTGTGTTCGGGGTAAGCGTCTGTATTAATGGAACGAACTGGTCAAACATAACTTGTTGAGATGCAGTCACGTCATTACCACCACCTACAGAACTACCGGACGCTAATGTTGTTACGTCTATAGTATACCCTTCCCAAGTTGGATTTATAACTTGGAATAGACCTTCTAGGTCAGATGTGAGTAACCCGCCTGTACCATTGGTCACGTCCGATATAGACACGGTATCACCAGAAGTGAACCCGTGACCTTCATGGCTAACAGTAACCAGAGAAGAACCAGAAGTAGTTTCGAAAGGGTCTGTCCCTAGAGTGACCTTCGGTAAAGGTGCGTTATCAAGAAGAAGTGTTCCGGAAGCACTGAAGTCTGCACGGTCTAATTCGAACATGAGGTCTTTAGTTTGATCGGGTGTCCAAGTAAATCCGTTCTGTGATAGGAATAGTGAACCTAGAGTAGGTTGTTTAGATACCCTATCCTCTCTTGAACCAAATACATTCTTATAAGTCTCGGCAATATAAACGTTATACTCTACCGACTCTGCAAGTAGGATTATCGCATATTCTTCACCACTTGTCAAGTAAATTGGTTCATCAAACTCAACTATTGTTGCAGCTGCTTGGACATCTTCGATTGTTTCTGGGTTTGTCGCAACGGTAATATCAGCAGGGTCGATAAACTTAACTGCGCCAGGCAGAATAATGTTTGTAGGAATACCATTCTCTACTGAACGAATCTGTACCTGTAGTGGAATGTTTTGGTCGACAGTCTCAACGAAGATACGTGCCTTGGTCAAAAACATACCATTTGGATTTTCTATCTGGTCTACAAAGAAAGTCTGTGCAAGTGGGTCTCTTCGACCAGCACGTCTACCTACCAAACGAGTACTACGTACAGTTCTCTGTACGTTTTCAATTGTACCTGTAGAGGTGTAAGATGCACGAGTAGAACAAAGTGCTTCAGTTTCATCATCAACACTTACGTCTAATAGTTTAAATTCCTGTGTACCCGTACGGAAGTTTATGGCAGAAGTGTTCGGTAGGAAGAACGTACCGATTATCTCACCCTTAGAATCTGTTTCTAAAGTAGTTGATCCACCAAGAACAGCAGGGTATCCAGTTGCATTTGCATATTGGCTACCAAACTCTTGAGTATCATCAGAGAAGTTAGTTGCGGTTACTTCTTGTCGTACCCATGCACTGACATCAACCCCACCAAAGAATGCGAACATTTTAGTATTAGGTCGTAGTCCTTTAACAGTAAAGTTGATTCTACGAGAACGCATGAACGGAACAATTTCTACGTTTGCTACTTGTTCACCGATGAAGTCTTGAATGCTTCGTGATGCTGTTCGGAAAGACACGTCTCTAGGTATTGTGGTAAACAAACCACTGTTACTGGCATTGTTACTCAATCTACCCGAGCGCAAAGCTGGTCTAGTATCGAAATCTTCCGTGCGAGTTTCGTCAAATCTACGAATAGTAGTTTGCATGATAGGTGGTAGGTTACGAGTCTCTACCCATTCATCTGATGATGGAGACAGGTTCATATGTCCTGTCTGAGTGATTACCGCAAATGGGTTGACGTTCATTGTACTAGTTGCTAACAACTGTGACACCAACGAAACATCGATATATGGTAGAGTTACTAGATCACCCTTCTTAGTAACAGAAGTTGTATTGTCTGTACTATACACCATTCGTACGGAGTTCTCACGGAAAGACGGTTTCAACCGACCATTAGGGTCGATGGAAGCTCGGTAGTCCTGATTATCGATATCCGAGAAATCAAAGTTAGTAAAGTTGTCTGCGATGAATCCCGCCTTAGTTCTGGAAAGACCATTATCATCTAATACATTTAATGTATTGGTATTAGTTTCCAAAAGACTTAGTGTGGTCAATTCGTATAGATCTTCTACTCTCTCCGATAGTTTGGAGATGTCTTTCATCGTAAATCGTTTGTTTGGAATATATGTGCTTGAAAGATCGGTGACTCCAAAAGTGTATGGATTCAACTTGAACTTATACAACGCAAGAGAACCTGTAGGCACTTCTGGTTCACGTGGACTTTCAGCTGGTTCGCCTTGGACAACTTGTAACTCACCAAACCCAATGTCCCCTCGACTGTCTATAGCATTAGCAACAAGTATGTCGATACGAGGCAAGTAGTACGACATATTGTTGATAGTAATTGCCGAAGAATTCTGGGGTAATGGGAAAATGTCGAATTCGTTAGTGTAACTAGAAGTGGGTTTCCTGACTGGTCGGAAGTCTAGTACGTCACGTAGAGAAATCACTTCACCTGTAACTGTAGTATGACTAGGAATTTCATCATAGTCATCTAAGTCATATGAGTTTGCAGCAAAGTATTGTCCGATGTTCTCATGTACGTAGTAAGTAAACTCAACTTTGACCTGAGATTCTGCGCCAGAAGGTATATTATACCCAGGCTTGATAAGTACTTGCGCATTATCATAGAAGTTGTCTCGTTGACCACCATCTAATGTAAACTGGTAAGTGATATCTTCCCAATCGTCTGTAGCTAAAAGTTTATGTTGAACGGATTGAATTTCTATTGCGTCCGCAACATCTAGAGTAATAGGTCGTCTCTCCCAGTCTACTGACGGTATATCTTGAGTCACTGTCGCAGCAGTTATGGTTTTCTTACGTGGTGCAGAGGTCACTTCTTCGAATGATAAGATTTTATAATTTCCACCAGCAGTTAATCCGGTGTAAGTGCCGTTAGTCGTAGTTATAGGAAGAATAGGCCCAGCGTCTTCAGCGATTACCCAACTAGAATATTCAGTACCTGCTATAGTGATTTCACCACTAGAGTTTGCAGTTACTTCATGATATACCTGTATGGTATAGTTAGCAGTGATTGCATCCTTAGTCGGACTTTTACTAGGTAGAGGGAAGAGTAGGTTGTTGTCCGCAGTAGCATAAAGATTACTGTTGATAAGTGGCAACACGTCTCCTGACAAAGGGTCGTCCAGTTCAACTGCATCCGAGAAGTTTTCGGTACCTATTCGGCCGGTTTGATCGAATATACCGTTCATTAATATGTTGAATAGGTAGGCACGATATCCTGTAGCATCCTGTTCAATTGCTCGGATATTTGCATAACCAATGACATCGTTCGTTACATTTTTTATACGTACATAACCGAACACATCTAGACGACCGATACCTTGACAGTTATCTGCATCGATGTACACATAGTTACCAAATCTAGCTTCAACATTCTCATTAGTTTTATCAATAGTGTCTCTTGCTTTTGGTACCGTTATATCCGTGGTGCCGATTTCTAGTCGATAACCGTCTACGTAAGCAATACCTTCGGTCACGTCTAGATTTAAGTTGGTGTCATCGAGTTCTTCAAAGATTGCTTTGAACTGTTCTACTACGTAGTCACCAGACTCTTCTTTAGTTCTTTGTGCGAGTAGATCGTTGATTCTATTGTAGGCATCGAACGTAGACACTTCGCGAGTGATAACTCCATCGACAACACGTGCAATGAATACGAAGTTCTCTTCTTCTTCAACTTGTTCACGCGTGGTTGGAGTTAATTTAATTTGGTATCTGTGAGCGCCAGGAGCTGTTGCATTAGGAACCTCACCTTGGTTGTCATATAGACTATCGTCTTCACCTTCAGTGATGATTGTCTGTACAATTCGGAAACCTACATCAACTGTTGGTAGGGCACTATACTTGTCGATGAAAGAACTACCACCTTCCATATAGACGAAGTGTCCCTGAACAAAGAAGTCACCAGCAGCAAAGTATGCTTTAGTTCCACGGCCAGTTGCCGGAATTGCACCGTCTGCGGCAACAGTGATACTAGATGACACCGTTCCGTCTAGTGCGACTAGAGTGTCTAGAGCAGAAATACGAGGAGCAACTGTATTGTCAGTTACTACCGAGGTGTCCATGTATTGGACATAAAGAGTTGCTGGGTCGGTTGCTGTCGCCTCTACTACCTCTACTACCTTTACCTCAATACCCTTATCAACAAGAGTGCCGTTAGTTAGGGTTTTACCTAGTAGGTCTGGGGAGAGGATGCTAACAGCATCTAGACGAATGTATTCTAATCTGTTATCTACAGTAGCGCCGCCTGGGTTTACCAGAGCACCTTCTTTGAAGATGTTACGGCCGAATCGTGCAATCTCTTCTTGGATGATTGTCTGAGACTCAATTAGTTCACGTGCCTGTAGTGCTCGTCCAGAGTTAAACAATACTCGATGATAACCATCTTCTTCTTTCCAGAAATCTCTGTATGTTTCTTCGAACGTTTTGTTTGTAAAATCTGCCATGATTAATCCTAAACGGTGATTACTATCTTGATGTCTTCTTGTTGTTCTGCGTCACGTCGTATTCTTGCTCGGTTCTCAATATATAGTACATCTCCTGAGAATCGATTTATACCATTTACTGATGACATAGATTCAATTTCTCCAGATACCGCAACACCTGCTTGGGATACAGATTCACCCACTTGAAATGCTTGGAATCCAGTAGATTCATTTTGGTGGTAATGTACTACAGAACCAGCAGACTCATCCACGTGTGCAACTGCACCAGAGATTGCGCCTGTTATCGTCTTACCCGACTCGAAAGGAGAAGAGTTGACAAGGGTAATTGTCGGTAGTACTTTAGCAGAGGTTGCTACGAAAGGTGAAGTGTCCGGAGCTAGTGGGTTCTTTACTACACCCATCTGACGGAAAGTGTTCTCCACAACAAACGTGTCATCTACAACACCATCTGGTTTGATGTTCATAAGAACTGAATTTGTTTTCAAATCTTCTATAGGGTCGAAACCAATACCAGTTGCGCTGGTAACGATAGCACGAAGTTCGCAGTCGTATCCACCACCACCACCAACTTCAAATGATGCGGAGGAATACCCTGAACCATAGTTGGTCATTTCAATTCTAGTTACCACACCTTCGGATACATGAGCAACAGCTGTTGCACCCACACCATTTCCGATTACGGTCAACGTAGGAGCTACGGTATAACCCGAACCACCGTTCTCTACAGATGCACTGATAACCTGTCCACCAACTGCACCAAGTTTAACAGTAGTCTGTAGGTCTTCGATAGGGTCTCCCGTAGGAAGACTTGGTTCTGCTTCTTGGACAGGAATGTGATTAGACGATAGGAACTGGAAGATGGTCTCTGGTCGTAGAGAATATAGGAATTTCCATGTATACCCGTCTACTGTAGTAAAGTGTTGTTCGTAAGGCACATTAAGCAGACCATAGTTAGGTTCTACCATAGATGGTTTAGGTGACCCGTCTAGGTTCTTAGCGTGGTCTAAGCAGATGTACACTTCCTTTGCATCGTTCAATACGTACCAAGGTGTGGTGTTCTCTGGGTCGACTGAATCGTCCCATCCGGCGTAAGTAGTACCGGAAGACCAGTTTACTCTTTTCGCTACGAATGTAGACCCTTCTACTTTCTTGATTGATTGTAGGTTGTGACGAAACTCTCTTTCTTCAAATGGAGAGTCGATAGGGGATATAACCGTATCTTCTTGATTGAAGAGGTCAGACTTACCAATACCGATATAATATTCATTGGAAGATGTCTGGATATCAGTAAGGAGACTTCTCGCTAAACTCCTACCCATTGTTTGTCTTACTATAGCTGGCATCTTTCTATCCTGTGCAGTGTTGAAAACATTTGTAGTTATTTATACTAATTATAAGGCATTATTTTTATTTTTCTATTTTGCGTCAAAGAAAAATGTCTGAAACAGTCTTCCGTCTTCCTTACCCAACCCAAAGCCAGGAATTGTGGAACAATGATAGTACATTGAATCATAAATGACAGCACGGTTATAGATGTTCTTTATCTCCGTAACTATCTCCCAATCTTCCATCAAGGTAGGGGTTTCATTAAAGTCCGGCAGACCTTCTTCGTGTCTCATTATACCTGTTGTTTTATGTCGATACATTGATGTACCGGAATCTAACATAGGGTTGGGGTGGAGATATACCACAGCGGCATACGACATCGCATCGTGATGTACCCAAGTAGTATCCTTCCAAGTGGTATATTGAAATGAGGTATTGTATTCATCCAAAGGAAAGTTCGTTATCTTCTTATTAAGGATGTTTTCAAAAGAGGTCTTCATCTCTTCAATGTAGTTACCATCATTACTGCACGGTTCTGTGCGAAGGCCAGGATAGTTTCCCGAAACATTGAAGTCTAAACTTAGTGCGAATTCACGAACGGAATCCGGATTCTTGTAGAAATTTTCTACCACGTGTATCATATAAGCATTCTCTAGAAAAAGGGGAACCGAAGTTCCCCCTGCAAATTAATATGTCGTTAGTACTTATAACCTGCCTAACTTGACTCTTAGTTTGTTGTTCTCTAGAATTTGTATGTTGTCTTCTTCGAACCGTATGGAAGAACCACCAGTGAATGCGTCTTTAATACCCTGTAGACTCAATACACCAGTAGAAGTAATTTCGGTAAACGCAACATCAGCGCCACTATAGTTACTAGCACCCTGATATTGGAAAACGCGTCCTGTACCTAAGTTCCAATAGACATCGTTATTAAGAACTTCATTGCTTCCACGGAACTGTCGAACCAAATCCGACTTAGAACTTGTACCAGAATCTGAGTTTATAGACGAGTCGGTATCAAATACGATTGCATTACCAGCGGAACCTGCTGCGCCAGTTGGGCCTTGTGGGCCTTGAGCGCCCTGAGAACCTTGTGGCCCTTGTGCACCAACATTACCTTGAGCACCAGTGTTACCCTGTGGGCCTTGTGCACCAGTGTCACCTTTAGCACCAGTGTTACCCTGTGGGCCTTGAGCACCAGTATCTCCTTTAGGGCCAACGTTACCCTGCGGGCCTTGTGCACCAGTGTCACCTTTAGCACCAACGTCTCCTTTAGCACCAACGTTACCCTGTGGGCCTTGAGCACCAGTGTCGCCTTTAGGGCCTGCATCACCTTGAGGCCCGGCAATACCTTGAGCACCTTGT